TAAATTACAACAAGCCGCTAGTCGGAGATTAGTCGCGACAAAATCACAGCAAAATGAAGAAACTTACGAGTCTAAGAAAAAAACAGAAGTGAAAACGCTCAAGCACACGATGAAGATGGATACCGATGGTTACAAAGCAGCAAAAGGGGCTGCTGATGAATTAGTCGGATTGCAGAACTCTAAACATAAATCATTAGCAGCGATCGGCAAAGCTGCTGCAATGTTTCAAATCGTCAATGATACTGCTAGAGGTGCAATATCTGCTTTTGCTTCCCTTGCGCCGATTCCCGTTGTTGGCCCGAAATTGGGTGCTGCCGCAGCCGCAGTAGTAGTAGCATATGGAGCGGAAAGGCTTTCTACTGCTGCTTCTAACTCTTTTGCCGTAGGTACTCCAAATATTCCGCAAGATCAGCTTGCAAATGTACACAAAGGGGAAATGATAATCCCTGCTACTTTCTCAGAAGCGATTAGGAGCGGTGATATTTCTCTCTCTTCTTCCGATTCTACTGATTCTGAAAGTGGTGTTTATGCCCCTATTACGAATATTAATATTAATTTTGACGGCGCACAATTTGTCGGTGATATGAATGATGATGATATTGTGATGATCGGGGAAAGACTTGGAGAAATGATTGTTGAAAATACAATCCCAGCAATACCAACAAGGAGTTCAAGCTAATGCGATTTTTTGACACTAACTTTCTATTTAAAAACCTCGGAGGCACTTATACCGCCAGCTCCGGCGCAATCGTGGCTTATTTAGCGTTTGATGAAAGCAACAAATACTCTTGGGCATCTAACGGACAAAGTAATGATGGCGACAGTATCTATCTTGAAAGAGTTTTGCCAGCATCAACTCCAATGAATAGAATTTTTATTAAGAATACCAATATTACTGATGCTACTATTGAAGTAGATATTGGCGCTGGATATGTAAGTCTTGCAACAGCCACATCATTTACTTTGATTAAATCGAATGCTGGCGATAATTACTTCTACGAATTAGACAACTCTTTGTCAATTACACGAATCAAAATTACTGGAAGTAATACATTGATCGCTAATAGAGAAAAGACAATTCAGCAAGTATTAGGATTTAGTGAATTAGGTATTATTTTAAATAATCAAGATATTCAGCCAAAACGCAATCGAATTCAATCTATAACAAAACTCAACAGCGGAAAAGTCGATGTCATAAACAAAGGACGTGATTTCGCTTTTAAAGTTAAGCTTAAAGCTCACTACAATACTGCTGACAATGCTTTAATCAATACGCTACTACAAAGAGAGGGGGAGGTTTGGATTTGGCTAAATAACAATTTAGAAAATATCATTGTCATGCCCCAAGAGCCTTACAGATTCCAAGATATTTACAAAGTAGCTTTTCAGAAGTCCGATTCAGTACAATTTTCTAATAACGCCTTCTTTTCTGGGATTGACGTTACTTTTAATTTCGTGGAGGTTGCTTGACACTAACTATTCAGCAAATGTATGAAAGATACTCTGTGAGAGAATTTTGCCGTAAGGTCGAGGTAAAAAGACGGAATACGGATGGAAGTTACGAGTACGACTGGCAGGATGTTGAAGATTTATCTGGACTTAAGCTTTTAGAAGGTTCTGTTAATTCGATAAATTACAAAATATCTAACAATAGCTACAACTTCGGGATCGTCACGACTAACAATGTTGCATTAAAGTTAAATTCTAAAAATGGTCAATTTGATGATGAAGCTAACAGTGGATCAGTTTTTGCTGGCTTTAGTAGACATAAATCACTTGTTAGAATAAAGGACGGTTATGTCGATTATTACACCGATGCAGCAAACCCAGTCGAAGTCTATAATACAGTTTTTCAAGGTTTTATTGATGCGACCAGCGCAAGTACTAAAGTAAATAACGAGAACTTACTGCAAAACTTGCAATGTGTAGATATGCTATCTTTTTTGCTGAAAGAGTATACTTTAGCAGATATGGGTATTCTGAGTAGCTCAACTTTTGAAACAATTATTTACGAAATATTAAATAGGGCTGAATTCACAGATTTCTTTACTGTTGATACTCTTAATATAGCGCCTGGGCACAATGCAACTTCGATCGTTATTTCTGAATATGAACCTCAAACTCAAATATTTACTATTCTTGAAAACATTTCTGTCGGTCATTCTTTCTTTTACGTTAAAGATGAGGTATTCTATTACCAGCCAATTACTTCCGGTAATGTTTCGACCTTCGTTGTAGATTCAAAGAAATTAGAAAAATTTTCCAGCTTTAAAAATGGAATCTCTAATGTATTTGAAGTCTTCTACTGGGATAAAGAGCCTAGTGTCAACTTTACAGCATCGGGAAATAAATATAATAAATCTCAAAAGATTAACGTAGACTGTGTGACTAATAACACCCAGCGCCAGAGTTTAATTGAGGCAATCGGCACAATAGCAAAGATTGAGAGGCGCGAATTTAAGATAAGTATTCCTTATTTTATGGAAGTTTTCATTTTAGATAAAATAACTGTTGAATCTCCGTCAATCATTCCTGATGATGCCTTCATCTGGGGAATCTCAAGGTGGGGTGGTGAAAGCCGCTGGAGAAGATCTTTGCAAGCTGATAATATTCCTAATAGCGTGGAATGGCTAGTAAAAGACGTAAAGCATTCTAACTTTAAAACAACCCTCAAACTTCAAGAAATAGTATAATGGCAAACGAATTTACAAAACCAACATCTATCACGCCGGCAGTAATAGGGGCTATTGCTAACCCAGATGAATATAATAAAAATATTGCTGGTCAAAGTAAGGACTCTTTAGTCTGCATTGATGCGGACGGCTCATTTACTGACGGTAATATCGGCGATGAAACGCTAGGTCTTAACGGGACTTTAATAAACGATATTAAGTTGCGCGAGGGAGGAGTATTGAATTTTTACAATATTTCTGGAGTCTTTCAAAACGCTGTAAATTTAGGGCAAGCTACAACAACTTTGATCGGACAGTCTAAGTTATTAACAAACGCTCTATTAGCCGCCGCAACTAACTCTACTGATTCTGCAACCGCATCTTCTATCGCAAGTCTCTTTTCTGCTAGTTCACTAGCAATAAATGGTACTGTAAGTATACCGGTAAAAGTTGGGGGTGTTTTTGTAGAAGTAGTATTAAAGTGGGGTACTGTAAGCTCTACTACTGATAGTGATCAAACCTTTACTTTCCCTTCAGCTTTTCCTTCTAATGCTTACGCGGCCTTTGCAATTGGAGCCACGGGAATAGGATTTTCTATTCCCACTTTAACGACAACACAAATAACTCTTGATAGATCTAATACTATCGCCGGCACTAATAATGTATATTATTTTGTGATAGGGGATTAAATATTCTAATTAATTATGATAATAAAAGTAAACTATAATCCCAAAACTTTTCTGGTCGAAGGCTATTACCCGGAATCAGTCAAATACAAGTCTATTCCAAAGCCTTTTATCAGAATAGAAGATCACGAGCAAGATAGTAGTAAAAAGATGTGTGTTATTAACGGGAAATACACGGAATACAGAAAGCCAGATGCTCAAGCCCTAGAAGAAGCTAAGGTTCTTAAAATTGCCGATTGTAAGAAGGCCTTTAGAGAAGCTCTTTCGAAAGCGATAAAAGTAAGAGAAAATTACTATTTAAAGTCTAGCTCTGACTCTAATCTTTTCCTAGCTGGGCATTATATGCTTCGCGATGAGACTAAAACTTGGCAAGCCTTTGATTCAAAGAGTAAAAAAATCTTTAATAAGAAAGGTGAGCCTTTACACTTAGAATTGACTAAGTCAGAGTTAGTAAACGCCTCTAATTCTTACGAAGAGAATAAGACATATAATTACTTACAGCGGAGTCATAAGATTTTAGCTATTAGTAGAATAGCGACTCTTGAAGATTTAAACTCGTTCGATGCTACCTTAACTTCAACTTCTCAAACTTAAAAAACTTAATTATGATAAAATTTAAAAACTTCTTTAAAGGCCCCGGTAATTTCTTCGAGAATACTGACAACGCGCAGGATAACCCTTTAGTAATGAATGGTAGCTGGTACAGAAACGGCGTTAAAGTTACAGCAACTGCAGACGATATTAATAAAGCAACCGGTTCCATTCAAGATGTTTTTCAAATCACAAGCGAAGGAACTACCACTGAGATTAATTCTGATATGAAAAAATCCCTGATTGGTATCTATGGAAGTAATACTCAGACCCTTAATTTTTCAGTTCCTACGTTAGCAGATGCTAATACTCCTTACCGTAGCTTCAGGGTTCTAAACTCCTCTTCAGAGAGCGTTATAATCAACTTTGCTGGAGGGCATCGGCTTACAATGCTGCCGCTAACATCCGCCGTTCTTTTCTTTGCTGGTGATGGAGAATCTTGTTGGTTCGATTACTTCTCCTCCTACGACACAACCGGAACAGGACCAAAGGCAGTTCTAAGCTTATCGCCGACAATTAGAAGCTTAGTTCTTAAAAGCACAGGAGGAAATCCAGTTTTATCTCTAAATGGAAACTCTATAAGCCCCTCAGATCACGATTCTTTCGATGCTGTAACAACAGATGCAACCCCGACCACAATTCGAACGATTACTCTAGAAACTGGAGCTAGTAAAACGGTAAGAGGAACTATTAAGGCTTTTGGTGATGATTTCGGAATTTCTGATTTTAGCTTTGGAATTAAAAATATTGGTGGAAACAACAGTGCAATAGGAGAACCCAATATCTTTGTTGATTCAGATAGTGGAAATTTATCCATAATTTTGAACCATGACGGAGCTGATACTGAAATCTTAGTCAATGGAACATTAGCAGCTAACATTTCGTGGAGTTATGACGAAATCCTCTTTTAACAAAAATAAAACATAGGTCAACAAAAATGCTCGATAAATGGCTTGTTAAGTTTAGTATTATTGATTTGAGTTTGTATTCAATTGGAGCGGCAATAATAGCTTCTGCTGCAGCTTTACTTTACTCCTTATTTAAAAATTTTTTTAAGTGGGGAGGAAAAGAACTTTATAAATCTGTTATAGCAGAAGCGAAAGAGTTGTTAGTGACTCCTGATTTAGAAGAAATAAAACAAAATATATCCAAAATACAGAAGAATGTTTTACAATTAACAGGAAAATTCAAAAAATATCAAGAAGAGAAACACGATCTCGAAGGGGAACACAAACAAGTAGTCCAAGTAATAATAAACGATGATCACGAATTAAGAGAAACGCTTAAAGATCATTATTCAAAAAAACAAACAAAAAAAGATTTGTAAACAAAATATAATCAATTACTTATTTGTTTCCAAAACAAGCAAAAAAAACACAATGAAAATATTAAAATTTATAGAAACAAGAAATAAAGCCGTGGGTTTAGTTTTTCCACAAATAAAATTAGCACTTAAGCTAGTAACTATCTTCATCCCTCAAGCTCGTTTAGCTAAAATAGCAGCAGGAATCGCTATCTGGGCGGTTGAGTCTTTAGTCAAGAACAGTAAGACTAAAGTAGATGATGAGGCACTAAAGATTGTTAAGGACATCGTTAAAGAATAACCTGCTTTAAAACCTAAACACACTTACCAAAAATAACATTGATATGCAAGAAACTATCTTAATAAGAGAAAACATGGGGAACAAAGCGGTTTTAAGCCGCTGGCTACTTGATACAAAAATCATAGCAAAGACATTAGAGAATCCTTGGTTAAACAATGTTCCTAATTTTTCCTGCATTCCAGCAGGAAAGTATATTGCAAAAAAATACAACAGTGAAAAATACCCTGATGTTTGGGAACTCCAAGACGTAAAAGGGAGAACATTAATATTGATACACATAGGAAATGTAGAGAGAAACACAGAGGGGTGTATTTTGGTTGGAGATAGCTGGGGTTTTTTGAACAGGAATATGGAAGATGGAACTGTAGAACAAGAGATTGCGGTTCTTAATTCAGGAAAAACCCTCAAAAAATTGAGAAAAATATTAGATGATGTTTTCACTATAGAAGTTATAAACACTTAGATATGTTCAGAAAATTCTTCAAACAAGTCAGACTGCTAGACATAATCTTTGCAACTCTAGCACTTCTAATGATCGCATCTGGGTTTTACTTTATCTACACCCAGCGTCAAGCCTACCGAATAGTTTACTCAAGCACCGATTATTCTAAGGGCCACGATTTCGAAGTTGAAGACAGAATACTATTGAAGCTCTAGAAAATATTACTAGCTACACAATAAGTGATGAGTAAGAGAAGGGGGATAAATACTAGTTCCATTGTTTTGAAGTTAAATTATTTTATAAAACTCCCTAACTTCTCCAAGAATAACATCTCGAAAAAATATAGGATTGTTGGTAATGTAAGCTTTAAAGCCGATTTCATTAAGCCAGTCGTGATAAGCAATCTGCTCTTTTTCAATCTTTAATTTAGAATAGCTCTTATCAATTCTCTTAAATTCAACAAAAATAACTTGTGAGTATTTACCGCAAGTAGAACCTAAAACTAACTGAACGTCCGGCCAGCTTGCTTTAGTTCCCTCTGCCTTTTTTTTCATTCTCTGACCAATCCCCATCTTACCGCCGTTATCAACTTGAACAAACTCCATAAGCTTCTTGCCGTACTTATACTGAACTTCGCTAGCAAGGGCGTTAAACTCTTTATGACAATGCTGTTGAATCTTGGTCTCTAAAGCGTTATGGAATTTGGACAAGATTAACTCAGCGGCCGTGTTAGGGTCTTTGGGAATGTCTTTGTTGTAGACTAGGTTAATCACTTTCATTTAATATATTTAAATCGGTGAAATATTACTAAATCACCCGATTAGCACAAGTATAGTTTAATTACCATTTTAGAAGGGTATATTTTCTGAGTCAAACTCTTCTACAAAATTATTCTCTTGAGGAGCTAATCCAGCTGTAAAACTACCCTCAAACTTAGCGCTATTAATAACTAGCTTAATATAAATAATATCCTTACCAGTTTCTTGATCCGTAAAGCTATCAGCCATCATCCCGAACTCAGCTTCAAACGACTTACCTTTCGAGTGCAATAAAGCACTTGTTGTAGCTGAGTCTATTTGAGATTTAAAAGCAACAAATGGTAACGCTTTAGAGATCCACTTATCACCTTTTTTAGATGAAACTGAAACTTTACCGCTAATAGTTTTGTCGCTTTCCCTTAGTTCGAAGCTTGACTTGTCGAAGGAATTAGTGTCTTTGCTCCAGACGTTTTGTAATCTTAGTTTTTGCATGTTTATTCTCCTTTAATTTTGTTTATAATAATGCGCTATTAGCGACCGTAGTTTCTTCTTCATCACTCTTTCGAAAAGCGCCGTTGGCTTATAGACATATTGCCCGAAAGAAGGATCCCATTCCCTTGTTACGTCTAATAAAGCATCAAGTTCTTGTCGGTTTTTTCTTTCCGCTTGGCTCTCTGCAACTTGGTAATCCATAATCATTATTTTATGACTGTAATTTCGTTCTTAGAAACTAGCCCATCAACTAACTTACCAAGAATATCTTTCATATCCTTAACGTCAAAACCCATATTTTCAAAAGCTTTGTTGAGAATCGCCGCTTCCGTTGTAGCTGTATTCTTCTCTATTTGTAATTCTAAAACAGAAGAGCTGACCGCTATATGAATTTTTTGTGCTATCTCCTCATCGGAAGCTTTATTCAAACCCCGCGCATCAAACAGTTCTTTCTCTATTTTTTGAAATTTATATTTAGTCTCTAGCTCAAAAATTTTGCTCTCTTGCTCAGAGCAGTTAATCTCTTTATTAAGCGCCTCAACTTCGATTTGAAGTGATTTATTTTCTTCTGTTAGTTTTGTGTTTTCTTCTGTTAGTTTTGTGTTTTTGAACATTTGTTTTTTCCTATTTATTTGTTAGTTTTTAAATCCTTAATCTTAGTTTTTGCATGTTTATTCTCCTTTTTTGTTAATTATAATTGGTTCGGGTACAATTACCTCATAGAATTCAGCAGCCCAATTAATAACTGCATCAAGGTATTTTGCCGTATTTTCTCTACTTCCTTTGTCATTAGAAACAGATATTGGCTCGCGATAAACTTCACCATCCAACTTAGAAACTTTTTCAATATAAACACCGCAACTCTTCATCATCTCTCTTTTAATATCACAATGGAGTTCCTCGTCACTCTCGTAGCATTGCCCTTTGTCTTCAGCAGCTTTTCTAATGCTAGGTAAGACAACAGACCAATAATAACCCCTCTGGTCGCTCGTTGGTCTTTGAAGCATTGCCATTATTTTCTTGCAATTCTCAGTGCCCTTTCTAACAAAAACATTAATGAAACCCGATTTAAGAGCCATTCCCTTACGAATATTGTCACTATTGCGAGCTTGTAAATCACCCCACTTTGATTTGTCTTTTATGTCGAAGTTTATTAAGTCCATTATTTAAGTTTCTCCAAAATTTCATCTCTTAAGCCGGCGCATTTTTTAGCTTCCTCTTCAAGCCTAGCAATGAAAGGCTCATCTCTAAACTGCCTAATCACAATCAGGCTTTTCTCAGAATCTTTAGTTTTTCCTAATGCTATAAAATCGCACCATTTTCTATTAGAAACCCATAGCCCAAATTGAACTTGGCATTTATACGCTGATGGCATGACATTTGGTCTCTTTAACAAAATTGAAGAATGTCCTTCGGCTTCTAAGCATTTAACCTCGATTAATCCATTATCACCGACTAATCCATCGGGAGAATAAGCGAAATTCTCGCACTCACTTAAGATAATTCCAATCTCCTCAACTTCACAAAAAGCGTATTCTTGATAAAGCTGTCTAGCTAACTCCTCGCGCTCATTACCGTCTTCCATAGCTAAACTTTTGAAGCCTCCCCCTACTTTAAGCTCCTCGTATGCTAATTCTAAAGCTAACTGTTTAGCATATTTCGGCAAAGTGGCACTTTGCTTGCCAGTTGTTGGAGCTAAAAGACTAGATGCATTACTAGCGGAAACCTTACCCTTCTTGATCTCTAGCCATTCTTCAGTTCCTTGAATTAGTTGTTTAAGTATTTTCATTTATCACCTCTTTATTTGTTTCAACAAGTCTTTTAAGTGTCTTTAAAATCCCTGCATGACTTGAAGCTAGTAAATCCTTCAAAGCTTTAACTCCGTAAGCTAGACAAATGTCAGCCGCTGATTTATCAGTCTTTCCAAGCAGCTCTTGAATTTCAATTGTTTGCTCATCAGTTATTTTCTTAACTTGTAACGAGCTTTGCGAAACATTACGAACGCGGAGACAATCAACTTCTTGGCTTTTTACTTTAGTTTGCGAAATACCAATCTTTAGCTTCTTGCCAACTGATTCTTCAATGTACTTATCACCAGTCACTTTCATAACCATTTTAGCATTAGTAACATTGCAAATCCAAGGCTTAACCCACTTGTGATTGTCAGAGAATCTGATTACTCGCTTCTCCTCTTTAGTATTAAGAACTGGATTTTCCACCGCTTCCCATCCTGCAGAGGCAATTGTTAGAACTACATCTTCACCGTTAGGCAATTCTGCGTGTCCTAGATAGTTTTTATTTGGATTATGAAGCCAATGCGTTTTTGTTTTAGTCATTATCAAGCCCTCCATCATAAGTAATACCATATTTCTCACCCATTTCAGCAAAAGGCTCAAAAGCATTTACCATTATTTCAGCCATTGCTTCATCGACTATTTTTATTTCTTTAGACATAACTCTCTTTTTAATTATTTAGACTTTGTGTGTCGTAATATTCAGATCTTAAATCCGATTCCTCATCTTCATTTATTAATTTATTCTCTTGATATTTCTCTTCAGCAGCTTCTTGCCATTTTTTAGCATACTTAGCATGATTTAAAGTAAATTCAGAGTTAAAGCCTATTTTACTGATAGCCTCAATCTCTAAAACATCTTTACAATCTTCGCAATGCTGCAAGTAATCTTTACGGAGTTCCGGCAAAGTATCAGCTTCTAATGCGCCCGAATTTTCTTCTAAATCTATTGAGTAGTAAATTTTCATTTTGTAATTGTTTTTGTTAAGCGCCATAGCCATAGCCATCGCCAGATCCATCGCCATAGCCATAGCCATCACCAGATCCAAAGCCATAGCCATAGCCATCACCAGATCCAGAGCCAGATCCATCGCCATCGCCATTGCCAAAGCCATAGCCATCACCAGATCCAGAGCCATAGCCAGAGCCAGAGCCAGAGCCATCGCCATAACCATAACTATCGCCAGATCCATAGCCGCCGCCAGCGCTTTCTACTTTATGCCTTATAATCATCCTGGCCCTCGATTGACTTAATACTTTCTAATGAGCAAGGTATAAGTTCTACCGCTTGCAACCAATGTGAGCTAGTTGGAGCGCAGACTTTGCTGTCACTATGTAATCCGCTAATCGCAACTTCACTTAAAGAAATTCCTGCGTTAGTAGTTTTCCAATAGTACAACCTTCTAGCATCAGCGATAATTACTTCTGATCCACTTTTTTCGATAAGTTTACCAAAAAAAACACCAGCAGAATATGTTCTAACAATAACCTTTTTACCTACTAACGAATTCAATCCAGATTCGCTTGACTCTCTATTACTAAAGAGCTTCTCTATTTCTTTAAATTGACCTAAAGTCAAATCGTCTATGTTCATAATTTATTTATTTTGAGTTAAGAAAAATTAGTTTTTATTATCGTCTGCAAAGTACTTTACAATGATGTGAATATTAATGTCAACTATTAAAGTTAACTATTTTAGTAATAATTTATTAATATCACCTAAAGTAGCTCTGTGTAACGCTTTAGACTCCTTAAAAATCTCATCAAGCTCAATGTCAAGATGTATAATAAACACAGTTGTATCTTCTGAAAGTCTCGCAAAGTTCCAGAAGCCGCTTTTCTCTAAAACTCTACAACTCGCAGGATTAACTCCTCGCACGACTGCCATTAGTTTTAACACTCCGGCTCTCTTGCAATCTTGAAGATATTTACCGAGTTCTTTAGTCATTATTCCCTTGTTCCAAAATTCGGGGTCGAGATCAAATTCGATGTGGGGCAGTTTTGTTTTGTAATAATTGACTAGATTAATCCGCCCGATTTGTTTTTGGTCTTTGTCTTTGATTTGGTGAAGGTGGGAGATTTTAGCTTTCATAATTCCTATTTTATTAAACCCCCGCTATTACTAGCTTAAAAGGGGTAGTTTGTCTAAAGTTTGTCTAAAGTTTGTCTAGGGTTTGGATATTTTAATCATTAGCTTTTTCTACCGTCACTAACTTTATTATCGAACAAAGTCTCAAGTGCGAACTTTAGCTCTCTATAAAGAAAATCCTCGCTAAATTGCGCCTCATTTTCCTTGCGCTTTTTGTGATTTGCTAGTGCCGTTAGAACTTCTTTTTCTAGTTGTATTGATGGTTGTTTAGTCATATTTCTCCTTTTTAATTATTGTCTAAAGTTAAACTCATCAGCTAAAACCTTTTTAACTTCTGGTCTTAGCTCTTGAGTTTCTAAAATAGCTCCGATATGAGATAATTTCATATCGCAAAGCTTGATGTAATGAAGGTATTCATCCCCATTTTTACCGTAAGATCCCCACCCGAAATTTAGCCTTATTTTTTCGTGAGGGTCAGTGTCATAAATAGCTGCATCAATAAAATCAGCTCCGTTGAATTTCCTGTAGTCTAAGCCGCCATCAATTGAAGTGTTACCGCAATCGCAGATTTGATGGTCGTGACGATGTCTACTTATAATTCTTTCGAAGCACTTGTTGCAGATTACTGAATTTAATAAGATTTGTTTAGCCATTATTTCTCCTTTATTTAAATTATATTATGACCAAATTCTATGGCACTCTGCTACGTGTTCAAGGCCTCCATACCCCTCTATCTGATACTCGACATTATCTGGTATTGATATAACTTCAAGCTCAGCATGTAATCCGCTAGCCATCGCCCCTAGCTTTTCTACACATTCCACTAAGACAGGATTACTTCTGTCAATATTAAAGCCCCCTCTAGAACAAACCCCTTTTGATGCAAAAAATTCATGGGCTTTATCTGATAGTCCAAACCCTCCATGACACCTATTTATTACTACTTTCATATTTTTCCCTTTATTCAAATTGTTTTATAAAATTTCTCATAAACTTTTCTCGCTTGCTTTTCAGCAGAGCAAATAAGTTTATCAAAATCCTCGTCCTTAGTGTCATTCTCCGCTAATCTTGAACAGAACTCAACTAATCTTTTAGTAATTGCTGCAATATCACGATAAGTATTTGTAATATTACCTTCTTTCTCGTCAAAAATAAGCTGAGTTAGAAAGTGAGTTGTCAGAACCATTTTCCTACCTTTTAAATAAGTATTGTCGGCGCAAAATAACTTTATTTTAAACACTCGTCTAGCTACTCTATTTGAGATTTTCTTCATTTTAAACTTATTAAAATCACAGAAATTCATCAAATGTTTTGAGCAGTAGTTTCTAATTGCTCTTGAACTTCTATCGTTATCATCAGCTAGTGAGAATAAGATTAGAGAAGGTAGCATTAATTGACACAGTCTTTTATCGTTTAGCATTTTTATTAGTTATTTGATTAATTCTCTAAAGCTTGAAAGCTTAAAATTAGTATTATCTTTGATGATTGACTCCATCTTGTCAAAATTACCGGAAGTAATGAGCGCGTCATATTGATTAACACTATCGAAGTGCTGCAAAAAGATTTCGCGATTGCTTTGAAAGAACTTCGCTTTCGATGCGTGTTGTTTTATTCTTTCAAGAGCTTGTTTTACGTGTTCCATGTTAAAAATTATTTTCGCTAAATTTATTGAACTCGCCATCAAAATTAATGACAATATCACCCCTTGGCCCGTTTCTATTTTTTGCGACCTCTACATTGACAATCTTTCTACTCTGTTGCTGATCGTCTTCTGAATCACTCCACAGATTAATAACGCAATCTGAATCCTCAGCTATTCCACCGCTTCCCTTCAATGCTTTTAGACCGGGCTTTTCTCCTAAGGCGCTTTTAGTTAGCTGACTTAACACGATTACGCTGACATGATATTTAGTAGCTAAATCTTGCAAGCCGTTAATATTTTCTTTAATTAGAGAAGCTTCATTAATATTTTTAGCATTTCGAAGCGCCATGATTTGAATATAATCGACAACAATTAGTTTTATCGGAGAAGCTCTTAATTTGCGCTTTAAGACACTTTCCATCTCTGGCAAGGTAAGATGTCCTTTTTCTGTCATAAAGTAGTTTGTGCTTAATCTATTCCATTCCTCGCGTGCTTCAGTAAACCTATCTTTCTCATGTTCAAAAATATTATTAATTAAAATGCGAAATGGATTAATTTCTGAAAAGTGAGCCAAGAATCTTGAAAACAAGTTTTTGCGCTCCATCTCCATTGAAAAGAATAGCACGCCGTACTGTTTTTTTAGAGCTTTTATTATCACTTGTTGCGCGAGACTAGTTTTTCCAGTTCCAGGTGCTGCTCCAATTGTGTAAAGTCTATCAGTAGTGAATCCGCCGTTTAGCATTTTATCTAAACTTAGTAAGCCACTTGGGATTATTATGTTAGAAGTTCCTTCTTTCCAAGAATCATCAAGAGCTTTATTTAAAGATTCTCCGTCCAGTATCTCAATTTCTTCGCTTTCGTAGCAAGTTGAAGCTATTAAATCTTGAGTCTTTGTAACGAGATCAATAGACGAATCATTATCAGAATCACTAAGCAATTGATTAAACCCTAAAATTAGATCTCTTTTTTTAGCAAGTTCAATGACACTAAAAGCATAAGATCGAATTGGATTCATTAGATTATTGATGTATCTCAAGTGATTTAAATAATCTAACCCCTCCGGTAGCTCTTTAAAGAAAGAGCGAATTGTTACAAAATCTACTTCAACTTTTTCTAAATTTATTTTATTAAGAATCTCTTCGTAGATAGCTTGATTGCTCTGACTGCTGAAATGCTCACTTCTGAGAATATCACTAACTTTAATCAAAGACTCATTGTGTGTAAGTAATACGCTTAATATAGCTTCTTCAGCTTCTGAGTTTGAGTGTTCTATCATTTGATTTCTATTAATTGTTTAAATTGCGCTTTAATCTCGCTTTTTACTGCTTCTGACAACTTGTAAGCTTTAGTTTTCATTAAAGGAAAACAAGTTATTACCGCTTTTTCTCCGATTTTTACCGATTTGAAATAATTGTCTTTTGCGATTGCGTTTAATTTTGCAATAACGGGGTCTTGAACTTCTGAAATTGAGTCGTCTTTACTTTCCCAATTTAAAAGTTTTTGCTTCCAGTTCTTAACTGCATTACCTTTGCTGTCTTTCCAATTTCCGGCAGAGTAGTAATCGAAGAATTTCTTAGGATTTACAGAGTTACCTCGTTCCTGACAATATTTTTTTACTTCTTCAAGTGTTGGTGAAATAAAACCCTTGGGTTTTTTACTCTTAACTTCTTTCTTACTATCACTCTTACTATCACTCTTACTATCACTCTCTGCTACGTTTGCTACGTTTTGTTTGCAATTGCTAGCATTTGCTACCTTTTGTTTACCACCCTTTGAACCCGCTAAAGATCTAGCTTCACAAGTCTTTAGGTACTTTTCTTCATCTCTTAAGAATTGATTTAAAAAGGGTTCAAATATGATTGAGATTAAAGTATCTTCAGGTAAACTTAAGTCTGCTTGATAGTTAGAAATAGTTTTAAATAACTTTCCAGCTTGCTGATCTGAAAGTTTGTTCAGAATAGATAAGCTATCTTTATGAATTATAAAACTCTTACGTTTTGTTGTTTGATTTGTCATTTTGAGTCATTTCATTGATTAACATTACACAGTTATTTTTGAACGCATAAAGAATCTTCTTAATAGATTGCTTTTGTTCGTTAGTAGCTTTCATAGACTCAAGAACAGGCATTACATAGCCCACGAGTTTAGTTGCTTCATTATTTAGACTTTCTTCGATTTGATTGTTTTTCATTGTATGTTTTACATTATATTCGCAAAAGTCCTCACGGCTTGTATTTAAACTTTACCGTAATTTACTTTTGCATAAGATAGTCTGTTATTAGTATTTATTAGTCAAAGTCTATTGTAGTTAATTTCTATACATTCCGAGAAATCATGCATAGTAAAGCGTGATTTTCTATATATTATACTTGATTTTAAAAGGCCCTATCACTAAAGTAAGGATTGAATGTTCTCCTTACTTTGTTTGAACCCTCTTCAATCAAAGGAAAAACCGACTCAACTACCAGTCACTTTTCTAGGTTGAGTCGGTTATCTCTTATTCTAAAGAATATCCTCCATAGTCAACTTGTCGGAAATTACGTAATTTCTAAATTTTTTATTATCAGGATTAGTAGCGATGATTTCCTTTTCGTCTTCTAGAGCCACCATTGCCCTTCTAATCCTTGATGCGCTTAGGTTACAATAAATACTACCGTAATTCCTTTCTGCATACTGAAAAACTTCACTTACCCTAGACCCATCTGTATTCTTAATGATTCTCAATATATCTAGAACTAGTACCTTTGCTCTACTTCTAGTTAAATCCTCCCCTAGCGGAGTGGAATCAATGACAATCGCAGGAATACTACAGGCATAACCTTCCAACTTCTCTTCTACGAGTCTTTTTCTTTTATTTAGGTAGGTTATTTCATATTTTATCTTCTGAAATAACTCCTTTTTATAATCTGTCTTTTGCTTAATGTCCTTAAGCTCCTCTCTCAAGAACTCCTCCTGAACTCTCTTTGTACTACTACTATCGTAAGTCATAACTACCCCCAAAGGTTTTAGTGAAAAAATGGTAATATCTGAAAATTAAAAATTTTCTCTACACTACACAGCGAATAAGCTCCCACAATGTTATCTTCGCTTAATGCGTACCCCGAAATCAGTTAATGAAGAGGAAAGAATTGCACTTTCTACCTCCCCAAAAGGGCGCTCTACTAAATGAGCTACACTTCATCAACCTAAGCCTTTCAGCTTTACAAGCCACACTAGAACCTAAAAAATTCCCCTTTGAAAAATCTAGTGCAGCTTGTAAAATTGAAAGTAACGATCCTTATCCTAAATTCGTAAATCGTTGCAAAGTCTTTCAACTTCGGGAATTACTCTAAACAACGTGCTTTTATCAGTCAAGAAGAATGTTCGGTTTTTAGTAAATTAATTTGAGGAACTTCTTAGGCTCTAGTTGCCTTACGGTAATATTAAATTTAATTACTTGCTTATTAGGTTCGGTTTTAGATAGTTTTTGTTCGATTAATTTAAAATTATAGGATGATAGATTTAATAGAAGGCGATTGTCTTGTTGAAAGCGATAAAATAGAAAGTGGAAGTGTTGATTTGATATTGACAGATTTACCTTACGGAACGGTGCGGGATATTAAAAATGTAAATCATGGAATGAGTGGAAAATGTGATTGGGATGTTGTTATTGATACTGATAAAATAATGCAGATTGCAAACCGTATTTTAAGAAAAAACGGTAAAATGATATTGACGGCACAAAGCCTTTTTACACATGAATTAATAGATAAGGCAATACCAAACTTACCTTTTAATTATTCTATGATTTGGGAAAAAGACCATTTCGCAAATGCTTTAATCGCTAAAAAAGCTCCTGTAAATTATTATGAAGATGTTTTAGTTTTTAGTAAAAGTGGCTCTGGTGATGGTAATAAAGTCAAGGAGTATTTAATAAAAGAAAAAGATAAGGCTTATGATAAAGGGTGGACAGATAAAACATTAAGACAATTATGTGAGGTTAGTTTAAAAGGTGGTGGGCTGCTTTGTCATTATTGGAGTGTTGGACAATGGATGATGCCAACAGAAAAAAGGTATGTTAAATTGCAAGAAACAGGATTTTTTACAAAACCTTATATTAAACTAAAAAAAGAAAACAAAAGACTTGAAGCGACCTTTAATTTATGGGAAGGCAACAAATACAAAAGCAATATTCTAAAGTACAAAAAGGACTACACAGGACACCACCCAACACAAAAGCCTATTTTATTGCTTGAAGATTTAATAAAGACATTTAGCAATAAAAATGACTTAGTAGTTGATCTTACAATGGGAAGCGGTAGTACAGGTGTTGCAGCAAAAAACACGAATCGAAACTTCATAGGAATTGAGCAAGACGAGGGATATTTTAAGATAGCTCAAGAGCGAATAACTAAAGAAGTTAAACAACAATCGTTAATTTAAAATTACAGGATGACTAAAAAGCCTTTCACTCAACGCCAGATCAAAAAGATAAAACAAATACTTTTACAAGACGGCAAAACGAGGGATTATCTATTGTTATCAATAGCACTAGAGTTAAAGATAAAAAACTGCTATCTGTTAAGACTACAAGTTGAGGATTTATGCTATTTAGAGATTGACAGCGATACAATAGTTCACGCGATACGTTACGCTAATGAAGAGAAGCTTCAAAATAAAGACTATCTATTTTCTGGAAATGGAAGGGGTCAGCCAATCACTAGAGTGCATTGCGCTAGGATTATTAAGAGTTGGTGCTTGAAGTTGGGTTTAGAGCGTGGTGATTACTCTACTAAGTCGCTGTTTTGGAGTTGATTATTTAATATAATGAATCTCATTACAGTTATTACTAGCTTTAGAATATCTAGCATAAAAGCATTCGTCAGCATCATTAGTTATTTCCCCAACGCAGCTCGTTAGTAAGATTAGAATTAGTAATCTCATTATTTATATTTTTCGATTAGCTCGTCAAAATTATCAGGAACTCCCTTTTTAGGAGTAATTTTGTTAATTGGAGCAAGTCCTATTTCATGAGCTTCTGCACGAGTTTTACACTTTTTTTGCGCTTTTAGTGATGATAGAGCTATTTCAACAATTTCTAAAGCGGTTGGTTTAATTTCTTCGTTTGTTGTTTTTGTAAGCATTTTTGTTAATTATTTGATTTCAGTTAAATTGTAAAGTTTTCCATGTAATCTGATTTGAGTTATTTCAACAACTTCTAGCTCTTTTTTATCATTAATCTGCAAGTGAGCAATAGTTGATGATTTTTTAGGCTCTTCTTTAGGCTCTTTTTTAGGCTCTTCGCATAATCTCCAAATTTCTATTGGGAGATATTCCTTGCAAATATTAGATGTTTCTAATTCAGATTGTTTTCTAGCGGCATCAGCAGCAGAATAATCATCACCAGCAGCATAATCATCATAAGAAGCAGCAGAAGCAGCGGTAGCAGCATAATCATCATAAGAAGCAGCAGAAGCAGCGGTAGCAGCATAAGAAGCAGCATAAGCAGCATAAGAAGCAGCATAAGCAGCATAAGCAGCATAAGAAGCAGCAGAAGCTGCCGCCGCTTTATCTAACTCATCTCTATTAATTTTACCTTCGCCAAAAGCAATCGCAGCATCAACAGCGGCTAAAGCCCTTTCATCTTTCATTAGATGTCTAATTGTATTAGCGCAATGGCCTTTTGCTAAAGTTAGCTCTCTTAAAGAATCTGGGTTTGATTTTTTGAACAACCACAGCATCCAGTCGCCTCTTTCACAAGTTTCGTAGAATTCTTTGAAAGTTAGTTTTTCAGCGAAGTCCTTGAAGTCTTTACTCAAATGTTCGTTTACTATTTCTTGATAATTTTCCATAATTTATTTATTCAGTTAATACACTTGCAATAACATCAAAGCGTTGAATCTCAAGCTCAAGCATCTCAATATCTCGATTCTTTTTAATATATTCAGCACCACAGATTATTGCTAGTAGGACTACGGTCAGGGTGATGATTAAGAAGAGGTGTTTCATTTATTTTAAAATTTCGTTAATAAAAAGCCAAATCCCACCTATTAACATCAATGAAAGAAAAAGAACGATCGACCAGACTATCAAGTTTGCTGAAAAGTTTTGATCTTCAATCTGATCGAATGCTTGATTGAGAAACTCTAATTCATCTTTTTTCATCTTACAAAGCCCCCAGCCACAACTTGAGCTTCAAGAGCTGAGGTGCTGCATTTTTTACCAATATAATTAGTACCCTCTCTTTTGTCTTTATTAATAAGAAAAGTCTTGAAGTGACTAAAGAAAACTGAAGTGCTGTGGCCTATTAAAGTTATTTTTTTATCTCTAAACTCTTCAGCAATTTTAGCTATATGCTCACGTTTTAAAGCCGTCTTAGTTTTTGAAGCGGCTCTGTATGCTTGAATATCAAGATTAACCAAGGGCTCAACTCTTGAGCTATTCCACTCGAAGCCGCCTTTTATAGCTGATCGAAGCAAATCTCTCGGATGAGAAAGGTTTTTCTCCGCATTTAGAGCTAGAACCATGTCTCTCTCATTGTTTACACCCTGATCTTGTAGTTGTGCAGCTTTCTCAGCCCACATTATGTTTTTTGCAGTTATTCTAATCATTATCATTCTCGATTGAAATTGATGTAAATACTAGTGGTCTACCAGTTTTTTTAAACTTACCCTTAAATCCATCCTTACCTTTGCAGGCCTCCCTAAGGGCGCCAACCATTCCTTTTGGATGGCTCGGTGAGATTGTAGAAAGAGTCATCAATGCTGCGAATTCTTTACGAGTTGCGTCAGGATGGTTTTTTCTGAGTAGTACAGCTCTTTCTTTTAGAAGTAGATTGCGTGCTTTAGTCATTATAATACCTCGGTTTTCAGGATTTGTCTAAATCGAAGGTAAGATCTAAAGTTGAATTGCAAGTTTGAGATTAGTTTTTTCATTATTTCAGTAATAAGATTATTATAAGTATTATCATAACAAAGTTTAACGCTCTGTCAAAGGCTCTACGATCAAAAGTTCTAGTTTTCTTTTCAGTCCGCTTCGTGTATTTATTAACGGGGATAACTTCGAAAGTCTCACTCTCACTAGACGAAATAGAGTAATACTCAATGCCGCCAACTTTTATCTTAGTGACTTCGTCATTGTGTCGAAGAGTGCGTAGATAGTTCGCAATAGTCGGCCTTTGGAGTTTGTCTTTTGACCAAATTTCTGTCAACGTCATTGGCCCATCTTTACGTTCTAATATTCTTAGAATCGCGTCATGCCCCTTGTGTAATTTTGTCATTAGATGATTTTGATTAATATTAGCGGAATTGTAGTAATTATTAAATATGCGATAATTGAGATAAACATTGTCTCTCCTTTAATTGTTAATTTCGATAGACACATTATGCGAGGGGTAAATGTTAATGTCAACTATTAAAGTAAACTATTTTAGTAATAATTACTAAGCTAGAGAGAGTAGGTTTAGCACAGCGATTGACTGCAAAGTAAAAGAAAATAAAATAAACTTCTTTACATTACAAAACAGATAATAACAATATATAACAGATATTAACACAAACCAATAAGCAATGAATGTATTCTCAGTAAAACTACCCTTAAAACTATACAAAGAATTAGAGGTAATGTGCAAAGAATTAGAGCGATCTAAGGTTTATATAGTTAGAAAAGCTCTTGAACATTATTTAGAAAAGAAAAGGAGGGAAACTAAATGAAAAAACTAACAGAAAAAGAATTTGACTCAATCAAAAGAGATGCATTAGGGGTTAAAAATATTCCTCCTTACACTGATTTAACTGACATTAAGATCTTTGGAGAATCTTGTAGTTTTGGAGAAGATTGTAGTTTTGGGCAATCTTCTCGCTTTGGACAACATTGTAGCTTTGGGAAATATTGCAACTTTTCCAGATTTTGCAAATTTGGAAAATATTGTACCCTTGGAGAAGATTGCGACTTTGGACAATATTGCGTCTTTGGAGAATCTTGTAGCTTTGAAGAATCTTGTAGTTTTGGACAACATTCCGACTTTGGGAAATCTTGCAGCTTTGAAGAATATTGTAGTTTTGGAGAAGATTGTAGTTTTGGGCAATCTTGCTTTTTAGCTAATTTAAAAATAATCAACTACAAAGCCGTAGACAGAGTTGGTAAAGAAAGAAGAAAAGTCACTTGTTGGAATTTGGAAGGAACGCTATATTTTCAAGCCGGTTGTTTTTTCGACAAGGAAAAACCTTTGAAAGCTAAAGTTTTAGAAAAATACGGCGAAAAATGCGAGTATTTGGAAGCTATCAAATATCTAAAAAGAGTAATTAAAAAATATTAAAATCAAAACCAAAATAATTATGAAAACATTAAAAGAAAAGTTTGGATCACATTTACATAGGTATTTCAGAGGAACTTACGGGTATGAAATATGCTTCCCCAATAATTAAATAATCATGAAAAAACTAACACAAATAAAATTAGATTATGAGTAAAGAAGTAAAAAAGACAATCGGCTACGACATAACTCCACTTACAGAAGATGACTTTAAAGGAATGCAAACAACTTGCGGACGAGCTTGTTTACTGTCAGGTGTGTTTATTACTAGAAATGGCGGTCCTAAACCAATTATTTCAGAAGAAGCGTACGACTTATTGCTACATAACAAAGATTTAAAGAGTAAAGTAAGGAAGTTAATAAGGGATGAGATTATTAAACAAAAACAATTTAGATTATGAAAACTATCAAGGAAAGAATAGCGTATATTGAAGAGCAATCTAAGGAAGACTTACAACAAATTGTATCAGATGCCGAACATTTTAGAGCAGTTACTAGAAAATATGAAGCTGAAATTGCTATCTCAGTAATCAAAGAGCTTCAGCAAGAGCTTAAGGAGCTTAAGAAAGACAAATGGGAATTGATAAAATCAGCGCCAAAAGACGGGACTGAAATTCTTTGCTTTGAGGACAGAATGGGAATAGGACAAATGGTTCTTTATTACCGAGACGGATATTGGAGAGAAAAATGCAACGGCTTAGGGTTGAAAAATATCCCTACACATTGGCAGCCACTAGGCATCCCACCAAAAGAAAAGGAGGATAAAATAATAAATTTGGAGGATTAGAGAAGTGTTTATTGGTTTTTTGGGAATTGTAGGCTTAGTAGTATACGCACTATTTATCATTCAATTCACAGTTTGCGCTGCAAAGCATGGGTTTACGGAAGCTATTAGAAGATTAAAAAATTTTACAGAATAAATGACGTTGTTACAGAGTCTTCAATCAAATAACAGTCAAATAAGCCCAGCACTACAACCTAAAGGCTGCAACAGTTTGTTACAGGGCAATAATTGGAATTAATCAAATGAGTAACGTAAAAGAGCTAAGAGAGCTGATAATAAAAGCTAATAAAACAGAATTAAAATATATTACTAAACTCAGTAAAGAAGATTTGGTAGGAAAAGGATTTGAGCATTCATTACAGAGCATTTCAAAAGCTGATTGGAGAGAAGAGCCTACAACTCTAATTATAGTTTTGAGAGCCTTACGAAAAATCGAAGCTGGATATGATGGGCTTAACGAGTCTATATTTGAGTTTGTAGATGTAGATTACTATGAGAATAACACAAGATCACTATGTCCTTGGGATTTAACTAAAGACTTAGACGGACAGAGCGAAGAGACAATATCAAAACTATTAAAATTAATTAAAGAATAAGGCTTGACACCCCCAAAGTTATGTTCAATAATAACTCACCGAGCAATTAGCTCACTTAATCAAAAAGGTAAAAATTATGACAAATAAAATCACACTTGAAGAGTTTTTTGTAGGAATGACTAATGACGTGAACGTAGTGCGCAAATCGAACTACAACTCTTATCTTTATCAGTTAGCTAGAAAAGCAGCAAAAAGAAAAGGTTTAAATTTCGATGTCATGAATGACTGCGATTTATTCAAGAATAAAAGAAGTTGGACAGCTTTAAGAAACAAGGCTGCGGCTTTAGATGAAGAAGACCGCAAAAACTGGATGAAGAAGCACGAAAAAGAAATTATTTGTGCCGCTGATGCTTTAAAAAAATTAGGATATTTAACTTTTAATCCTGATATTTTATTTGAAAAAGCAGAAGAATTTGTAAAAGAAAATTTTATTGAATTTCAAGATAATGAATAAAGAACAATTCAAAGCAAACCGCCAATCCCTAAAACTTTCTCAAAGGCAACTAGCAGAAGAACTAGGACTCGCTAAACACGGCAACACAACAATCAGGAGAATAGAGGCTGGAGCAAATGCGAGCGGGTTATTGCTGCGTTGTTTTGAGTTATTATTAATAATTAAAGGAAAATGAACCTACAAAAGAAGCCCTTAAATCTCAGAAACGGCTACAAAGACGAGAAGAGACTAAAGAGAATAAGACAAATGCGCTGTATCGTCTGCGAGAGGCTAGGAGTAGATCAAACAACTAGAACCGAAGCCCATCATCTAATCGGGTACGGAATGGGAAAGAAAGCCAGCGACCTACTCACAATCCCTCTTTGCTCTAGCCATCATGCTAGGGGGAACATGGGGGAGGCTATTCACGAAACACCGATTAAGCAATGGCAAGTGGTATTCGGGAGACAAGAAGAGTTATTGCTATTAACTAACGAAAAACTAGAGTGCCTCTAATAGGGGCTTAAGGCAACTTCCGCCACGGGGTGGAGCTAAACAAATTAACATGAATAATAAACAAAAAAAAGCAAAGTCGCTATTAGATAACTTCTTCGGCTTAGATCAATTCGAGAAATATGACTTTAATGAAGCGGAAAGAACTAAGGCCCCCATGCCACGCTATTTTAAACTCAAAGATATTCTGAACCCCTCTCCGTCTACTTACATTCTTTTTAGGAAATGGATAAGGGCTATAACAGAAGGCACTCTTGCTAAATATGGCGAAGGGAGTTCGTTTAAACTATATAATTCACTTTTAATGGTTCTTGCAGCTTTGGAGCTAAATATTACCGACTCAAAGATAGAAGTTTGGGAAGGTAAATATCCAATTCTAGCTATGTTAAATGACACAAACTTAAATTAGTAATGTTTAAAGACAGCTTTAAAAAGAAAATAAAAGGAATTT